TCCACGCTGACAATATGACCAAGGTCAAGGACCAGATTGTAGACAGTGCTGACGAGGCGCTCTGAATACATAGCAATAGCTCCAGGAAAGACCCACTGATCATTCTGAAGGATTGGATGCCACGGAGTGATACACAGCTTATTAATCTGTGACATCGGCTGCGACTTCTTCTTGGAGCCGCACGTCACCAATGCTAAGACCTTCGCAGGACCGCTCGGTGTCCAGACGGAATAGCCAGGCTGAATATCCTTAATCGGAATCGCGGAGCCATCTGCGAGCTTGACATTACAGTCGCCGTGAAAGCATCCGCCGCTCGCGTTATGGAAGACACTCATGCTGGTAGGTGTAGAGTATACACCCACACCTCCACCAATAACATTCTCACGCTTCTGAGCCGAGGGAATGGGTGGCGGCAGGGCACCAAAGATCTCCTCCGCCTTTGTCTGTGTCTCATGGAACAGCGCACCACCATAGATCTGAAGACCAGGATCCTTGAAGTTCATACACTGCTGGAGCTGCTGAGCCCTCAGATAAGAGCGCATATAATGCTCGCCCCACTTGGCAAAGTGGGTCGGAGCCATGCCGATCTGACCCTCATTCGGATCATCAGACTTGATGTCTCGCACAAGCGCCTTTACTGAGTCATCCTCGTAGGTAGACATCTGTCCAGCAAGAGCCTCAAGCAGATCAAGGCCCCTCTTTGGATTCGCCTTCGAACACGATAGTGCCGTCTGGATGCCGTTCATGTAGATACGGCGCGCCTCCGCATACGCAGGAATGGCAACCTCCTCAACACCCACCCCAACTGCCTCATCCGCAGTAAGACGCACAAAGAAGTCCCGCGGCTGCCCATACTGAATAGCACCCATCTTGATCATCTCCTTTGTGCCAGCAACGGATCCGTTCCGAAGGGCAGTAGCAAGAACCGTCGCAATGAAGTTGATAAAGACCGTGCCGACCATCGTACAGTCAGGGATGAAACCAAAGAGACCACCACCCCACTCCGAGATGCCCGCAAGAAGTGCGCTATCCAGGTTGTAGCCAAAGCCGAAGGTGTGAAGAGTCCATGGATTCTCAACACGGAGCGTTGCCAGAGTTGGCAGAATGCCGCGCGGCGGATTCACATTGCTGACACCGTCCGTAAGAAGTAGCGCCACAATGTGCCGACCTGCGAGCTCAGGAGCCGATGCCAGAATCGCAGCCTGACGGATACCATCGTAGATGTTGGTCTGGCTGTCGGGCTGAATCGTGTCGAGCGCAACTGAGACACGCGCACGTCCCGTCTCTGTCATAAGCGTAGGCGCGATTACTGAGCTCGCAGACGTGCTATACTTCACGATCGCCATCATATCCGTAGGATTGAGAGTTGCGGCCATCGTGCGAAGAGCGTGCTTCACAAGATCCATGCGAGTGTAGCCAAACGACTCGGCCGAGTTATCATCTGCCGTCTCAGCCATAGATCCTGAGTTGTCCACAATCGCGATGAGAACCACGGGCTGACGCTCACCTGCGGTAGGAGGCGTAGCCGTAATATGGAGAAAGCGCTGACCATCCACCTTATAGACCTGGCGCTTGATCAGAACATCGGCATCCTTGAATGCTGTTGTCTGCTGGGCGACTGCGTTGAGCGGATGAGCCTTCAGATAGTCCTGAATCGTGTTCCGAAGCGCGATGTTCGGAATCAGGTCGGTGCTGTGGAGATGAGCACCCGACTTGGGGCTCAGTGTGCTCTGCTCAAACCAGTGAGTAATGGCTGAGCGCTCGTAGGAGTGGCCATCTGACGCAATGACAGGATCGCGCATAACGGAGAGCGTGATCGGGCACAGCCAGTCGTTGGGGAGGGGCGCAGGGGCAGGGGCAGAGATAGAGGCAGACATTTTGCTGTTTCTAAAAAGTGCTATCCTAAGCCTGGCTACGCCACTTCAAATTTTTAGCGGCATGGATAAATTTGAGTTTCAATCCCTTAGTAGAAGTATTAATGATTGAGTCAAGGATGCGTTCAGGTGCTCATTTTCTTGAGATGCTATGGTTCTTTACAGCAGAAAGGATTATTAATGAAACTGCGCGGTTTTATAATCTAGATCAAGATCGCGCACGTGCGTTACGAGCGGTGTATCTTCGTCCTGGTGATTATTCTGTAAGAATACGGGACAGCAAAATTTGAGCCAAAAGGTTTCAGTAGACCCTGTAAGAAAATGCAACGAAAGCTGATTCAAGGTATTCCGTTTTGGCTTGATGCGCAGAATCGTGTCTATGCGTATGATCCGACTACGACAGAGAATCCTATCTGGTTAGGGACTTACAGTCCCCAAACAGAAAAGATTGAGTTTCGTGATGACTGGCGAGATGCGTATTCAAGTGCGCTCGTAGCCTATAGACAGCAAAATCAGGCACGTAGTCGTCTACCTGCGGCTACGCCAGCAAAGAAGGCGGAGGCCTAAATTTTGAAAACCGGACAACTATTTTTCATTGATATGCTACCTTCTGTTGAAGCTATACTTGATGAGAAATCAAAGCCACGTATTCTAGTTGTCGATCCAATGATTGTCGCCCATTTCGGGGATTTACTTGCTGATCTTAGAAAGTTCTTAGAGTCTAGGTGTTCGGCGCCTGCTGGAAACGTCCTATCAGTGCCGCAATCCGATCCTGCTGGCTCGCAAACTGGAATGTCTTCCCAGTCCTAGCAGCATTTGTTGCTGTTTCATACTGCTGCTGGGCCAAATATAGTGTATTTGCCTGATTCTGAAAGGTCGGTGAAATATAGGTAAAACTTGTGCTGACATAGAATCCTTGAGGTGTCATTTGAATATTAGGACTGGCATTGTTGTTATTTGTAGTGGGTTTAGCGTGAGTCGTTGACATTTCTAATAAGGTCCTATACTATTCCAGTTTGAGGTTGGATATCGCTGTTGATGAAGAAACTGCCCCTGAGTATACTGTGTTTTTTCAGCATAGTTCTGAAACTGGTAGAAGTTAGATTTACGGAGTGTACTGACATTGCTGTTATATGCCTGTATCTGATTGAAAAGATTCCAGTTTGTCTGGAGAATCAGATTCTGACCGATACTTTGGAACTGAAAACCGCTTATATCAAATGCGACATCCATTCTATCTACTTCAACGTGAAGAGATAGAGAAGCTGATTTAGATCCGCAAGCATCTCATCACGAATCGTAAAGAGATCGGAATCCTTCGAATGATCAAGACTTTTAACAAGGGCTCCTTGAAGAACTTTGATACACTCCTTAACATATGCGAGAGCACGCGAGTCTGTAAGATTCTCAACCTGATACTGGCTATTGCGTCCACGGAGCTTCGGACGACCGTATTTGCCAATATATACCTCAACATAACGATCAATATTTTTATCTAGGCGCTCAATCGCCTCATCTGTTGCCTTGTTACTGGCATAGGAGATTGTTTGCCAGTGATATAACTTTATTTGATCCCTCATTGTGAAAAAAAATTGTATGGCTTCAGCACTCATTCCTAGTCTAGCCTGTGAAACTATGTGTAGTCTTTGTCGTAGTTTTAAAATTTATTATGCTCATCCTCATGAACAGACAAACTGTCCATACACACGCTCTTGTTACTGTAGTTATTGTGCCAAAACTGGTCATACAACGGATCAATGTCAGCATCGTATCTGTAAGACACAGAAAGCTCTTAGAATAGCTCCTATTGTAGAGGATATCAGCTACCCCTTTACTGTAGAAGTGACCGATGATAAAAAGACGATTGATTCGTTTCTTCTGGCATACGGTGAAACAAACGCCGGAAACTATGAGAAAAGTAAGCAGAAGTTAGTTGATCTCTTTAAAAACAAAGAGCTTGTAAAGGCGATGTATAAGATGGACAATATACAGTTAATCTTTCTAGATCCGGTCACTGGAGAAGAAAAGAAAGCTTCAGTAGATGGCGAGAAACTTAAGAGTAAAGTCAAGAAGCCGAAAGGTATCAAAACGTAGTCGGCGCAGCCATAAGGGCAAGAAGACACAGAAGCGTAAGATCATAAAGAGGCAAACAGGTGGAGCAATCCCTACCGCATACTATCCTGAAGGTGGTGTTGTGACTGTCCGAGATGCCGATGATTATGAATCACCTTTTTACACGATTAGCCGCGAAGACGCAGAAGAAGGTCTTATCGCAGCATCCGATCGTAGTGTTGATGATTTACCAGAAGAATCTGAAGAGGGCGCGGTTCCAAACAAAAGTTCCAATATTTCATCCAAAAAGAATGTCGGGGTTTGATGACAGGATTATTTTAGCAAACTACGCACCAGCAGACTTTCAAGATTCCGAAGAAACACGGCCTCCTGAAAGTTATTTGGATTCAGGAAGTCAAGCACCCGCTACAATCTATTCATCTGTGATCACCAATACGGGAAACTTTCATAATCGACAGATTCGTGACCGTCATGTAATGCCTACGGTCTATACAGGTTCTTGGAAACGGAAGGTTCGTGATCTTTTTGTTCAGGGTTCCGAGGCTGTTCTCGGTTGGCTCGCAAAACCGCTCGCGTCCCATCCGACACTGGGCCAAGCTGAACTTCTTATTCGCCGATACAGTCGTAGCGAACTGACAAATCGTGAAGCGAACTCCCACATGAATCTACGAGATATCGTAACAGATCTTTCTGGTGAAATCAGTACGGACTTTGTAGAACACGAACTCGACAAATCGCGTGATATTTCTGGAAACATTTCACGGTTCGTCGCACAGACGCATGCCATTTATATGCTCTATAAGGAAGTTCTTGAGGAGATTGCCCTCAATGATAGCATCATGAAAGAGAAGTTGGTAACAATTGATAAGATTCAACCGCGACTCAAGATGCTTCTTGAACTTGGCCCTACAAGCGAGACTGCTACACTTGAAGCTAGCATTGAGCGCTATATGAGAGAGGTATTTGCTGCCAACAGCCCTGAAGCGGAATATAAAAAAGCACTTCGTCTGTATAAAAAGTTTTTAGTTGTGAAGGATCTGATTGGAATGTTGAGACTTTCTAGTTCCACAGATCGTGAGCCAATCTGTGGAATCTGTCTTAATGAAACCGTCAGTTTTGTTCTTGTTCCGTGTGGACATACATTCTGTGATACATGCTCTAAGAGACAGATCATGCAGTGTTATATGTGCCGGCAGCCTTCGCGTGAGCGGATTAAGATCTTTTTTACTTGAAGGTTTCAACGGCCGTCATCGTCACGAAGAGTAAAGAGAATCTCTTCAAATCCCTCGGGCGCAGACTCCTCAACTGAAATCACATCACGCGCCCAAGATCCAACTAAAGGTGAATCGCCGTGATAATCTCCACCTCCACGACCATTACCCTCGGCTGTTAGAAGAGGTAGAGGATGGTAGCGCATTCCACCATTATCAATAGGAACCTTCTCCTTGTCTACGAACTGGCGCTTCGTATGATTCACTACAAAAGGAAATGCGCCCGTATCCTTCTCCTTTGGACGAATCATATTATACTCGCCACACATCCTGTAGAGGTTGTTCTCTTGCCCAGGCTCAGGATCCGCATAATCACCTGCCCAGACAAGACGAGTCTTATGATAAGGGCCCTCTGGACTCAGACTCCATTCAAACGTGCTGACGAAGTTGTTGCCAAGGAATGAATGCTCAGTAAGCTTTGCGCCGTTTCCGTAGTTGTGAGCACACATCCAGACCATGATGCGGCCATCCTCCGTCAGTAGGATAGGGTAGTAATACTGTCCCATTTTGTTCTCAAGATGTTTTGGTACTGCTTAGATAGCAGTCTACGCATTTCAATTTTTTTATGGTTAACGTTTAACCATAAAAAAATCTCTGAAATCGGAATCGAACCAATGACTTGGGGAGATCCATTGCTTAGTATAATCACTACAATCCCCCGCTCTACCAACTGAGCTATTCAGAGTAGAAGGACTCTATGTCCTATCTAGATCTAGAGAATCGCTTTAACCCTTTACATCCGCGAATTGTCTAAACAGGAAAAAATTTGAAAAAAACTGTCTAGTAAGTAATATCATCTAAAAATGACAACGCCAAAGAGAATCTTTAGAATAAGTAAGGATGAGTTACAACTACTGGCAGAAAGGTATAAGATAAGCGATATGGAAACAGGTAACTCAACCTCTACATTTATCTGGAAATACTGGCAAAAAACGTTTAAAACTGGTACATTTGAAATGACAAGAACTGGATTATTGCGAGAAGCTACATGGGCAAGAAAAAATGACTTTACTGAATGGCATGACATAGTTTCTAACTGGGCGGAACAGGCAGTGCCAGTCTAGAACTCTGCGTTCGTCGCAAATGTCATCTCAGCACGATCCTTGCCAACTGAGGCCTTCGCATATGTGCTAACCCGCTTCTCGAAGAAGTTATCCTTGTTCTCTAGACTAATATTTTCCATGAAGGAGAACGGATTCGCCGACCGCCACACCTTCGGATAGCCAAGCTGTAGCAAGAGACGATCGGCTACAAACTCAATATACTGGCACATCATATCAGCATTCATGCCGATCAGCTCGCACGGCAGCGCCTTCGTAATGAAATGCTTCTCAATCTTGACGGCCTCACGAATAATCTTATGAACCTTCTGCTTCGGTAGACGATTCACAATCTTTCCGTATAGCATACAGGCAAAATCCGTATGGATCCCCTCATCCCGCGCAATGAACTCATTGGACAGTGTTAGACCAGGCATAATGCCACGCTGCTTTAACCAGAAGATAGCGCAAAAGGCACCACTGAAGAAGATACCTTCTACAGCAGCGAAGCCAAGTAGACGTGTCGCAAAATCAGCATCAGGACTCTCAATCCACGTCATGGCCCAGTCAGCCTTCTTTTTTACAGCAGGGATCGTCTGAATGGCACCAAGAATCCTCGCCTTCTCCTCCTTATCCGTGATGTAGGTGTCAATGAGCAGTGAATACGTCTCTGAATGAACAGCCTCCATCAGATTCTGACACGAGTAGAAGAACTTCGCCTCAGGGATCTGGATCTCGCGCATAAAACGACTGGCAAGATTCTCCATCACGATTCCATCGGATCCAGCAAAGAATCCAAGAATATGCTTGATAAAATGGCGCTCGTTATCACCGAGCTTCTCCCAGTGGGCCATATCCTTAGAAAGATCAATCTCCTCAGGTGTCCAAAAGACAGCCAAGTGCTGCTTATACTTGGCCCAGACATCCTGGTGCTTAATAGGAAAGATTACAAAACGATCCTCTGATGCCCGTAGAATCGGCTCAGGCATCGGAGGAGGAGGGGTTTCTTGAACAGGCTTTTCATCTGCCATAGTTGTAGTTGCCGTCGCAACACTTGTAGGGTCCGTATTGATTGAGTTAGTGTCAGCAACCTTTTCTACGCCTAAACTGATTTCAGGCATGTCATCTAGATTACCTACTGATGCTTTCTTTGCACGATGCTGCGGGCTCTTCTTCGCGGACATCGTCTTTTCCATCTTTGCCGTAATAGGAGCGGAGAAAGATACCTGCATTTTGACTAAAAAGGTAAATGAGTTAAAAATCATTCAAATTTGCTTAAGGGACGACTATGTCATCAGATTCTTGTAAAACTCGTGGACTTTAGTATGCGTAATAAATGCGGATTCATCAAGATCCCAAATATACGAAGAATCAAGGCTTCGCACACGACTAAGTGCCACATATGCTTGTCCACACTCAAAAGTAGAGGGGCCTATATCAATGAGCGCACAATCGAGAGTTGCGCCTTGTGCCTTGTGAATCGTCATGGCATAGGCCAGAGCAAGCGGAATCTGCTCTCTTGAAATCCCATCAAACTCTTCACAGGCCCAGGTTGCCGGAGTTATAGCTAGCTCCACGCCATTGCGGAACTTTACAATAGGATACTTAAGGTCATTCTCTTGAAATCCTGTCACAACTCCACGACTTCCATTTACAAGGCCGTTTTCGAAATCCATATTTGTCAGAAGCATCACTTGTGCGCCTTTTGCGAGAATGAGTTCAGGAGAATATGATGCGTCACGATCTAACTTCTGAATCGCCCACCTTACAGGCTCTGAATCAATATTTAGACCTTCAGTTGAGGGTATTGGTTCTTTGATCGTTTTTACAGTATAGATGTGTCGTTCACCTGTCAGCGCTTTCAGATTTGTGACATTAACACTGTCCACGGCGGCTTTGCGACTAAAGAGTAGAGTCGGCCGGATTTCAAGAGCCTTCCAGTTTAGACCTTGTCTGGTCCGTAGGATACGGACTGACTCCTTGCTTAGACGACCGTAGCGTGCTTCGTCAAGAATGCCCTGAAAGATTGGATCCTTTTGCCGAATGATTTGTTTCAGTTCAACCGTATTTGGTACAATCTGTTTCCAAATGGCAGATTCAAAGACAAACTGTGTCTCTTCTTGACCCTTATTCACGGGCGGAAGCTGAAAGAAATCACCTACAAAGATACACTGAATCCCGCCCATCGGAACTTCACGTTTGCGAACGGCTCTCGCAATAATATCTAGCTTCTCTAAGAGTTCTGGAGTCATCATACTCACTTCGTCAACAATCAAGATATCCGTGAGATTCCAGCGGCGCTTGGATCTGGCACTTTTCTTGATTGCAGCAATCAGATTCAGAACAGGTTCCCGTCCAAGACCAATACCTGCCCATGAATGTAGGGTCTTGGCCTTGCGGCCGAGTAGAAGTGCGGCGCATCCTGTCATCGCCGTAATGTAGGTGTTCTTTATGTCGGATGTTTCCTTGTAGATACGATCGAGTAGGTAACTCTTACCAGAACCGCCTGGACCTGTGAGAAAGAATGACTTTCCTTCTTTCGCATAGGCTAGAGCTTGCACCTGTTCTGGGTTAAGTGCCATGTGTTTGATAGACTCTTAGCTCCTAAGTAAAAATCAATTTTAGGCTACACTACAGAAAGACATTTGGTAAACGCTGTAGGACATCTGTCCATTTATGAGTGCCGGCAGTAAGTTCAAAGAGCGCGGCTTCGGCCTCTGTCAAGGTGACAGACCGTTCCTGTTTATCGATTCGTGACTCGGCTGCCATCATGGCGAGAATAGCAGTTAGAAACGTGCTAATCGTACACGGCGTCTGAATCATCGCGGTTTGAAACCACGCCGCATGCTGAGGCTTGGGTTCAAATACTTTTTCAGCGAGTGTAGTGTGACTAATGCGCTTTCCGTAGGTTTTCATGTTGTTACGAAGGTTTGTAGCTTCATAACGAATCGTATCAAACAGATTATTGATCTGCTGAAAGAGATTGGACGACGGCGTAGAATCAAGACTAGACAGAGAAGACGCACGAGACATTATGTTCTTAGTTGAGACAGAGTGAGAGTCAATTTTAGTGTTTGAATGGATCCTTTTTCTTACAGTCTGGGCACACAACATACTGTGGATCCTTATCAGGTTGAACTATAACAGATCGATTAAAATGGAGCTTGGTCGTCTCAGACCATCCATATCCTTTTGCGGCCTCAAGCGCCTTTTTCGGGTCCGCATAGATGAGTAGGAAATATTCATAGATATCACCTTTATCTAAGTTTACTCTACAGTGCTGACATGTATAGTCCATAGTAAATATATATCTTTGTAGACATATCAATTTTACTACGCCTCAGCAGACATCATATGGGCCAAGCGGCTCAGTGGATGATGGAACTCGCTCCATAAAAACCACGGAATCTTCTGTTCACCATCATGCTGAATATTCACAATCCAATGCGGCGGAACAAAGACAGCCGATCCCTTTCGCACCTTAATATCCAAGAACTTCACTTCACCGATGAGCGGAGCCTCAGCTCTTTTAATCGATCCAAACGGCTTACCTTTCCAGATCTTTGGTAGAAAGTTCTGAGAACTCTCAGGCATCACCGATAATAAGAGATCTCCTTCTGTCGGTAGAATCATCGTAGAGTATGCGGTTGTCTTTCTGAGACCTTTCTCACCCACCGAAACTTCTGTTCGCGCAGAAAACAGAAAGCGTTTCCACTCAGAATCTATGATTTTTGGTAGCCACGTAGTTTCTACCCACGTTCGGATTCCAGTATGTTCGGACAAAAGTTCTGAACTTTTCGGATAGTTTGTAGGAATATCATAAGGCTGGATTCTAGCCTCAGCAATGTCTATGAGGAGAGGTTTTCCATACGGAGCATTCTGAATACGAGGAATCTCCTTTACAGTTTGCGCAGACCAGAGTTGAACTGGTGGTAACGATCGTACCACAATGAAACTCTGTTCCGTAATGAGTGTCGGAAGACGATCAAGCTGATCCCCTTCAATCTGTAGAATATCAAACTCCTCCAGCGCCTGTTTGTAAAAGAAGATAGCGACTAGAAAAAGAAATGCTAAAATGAGGAGATATTCAATCATTTGGACCTGCTCCCCTTCTTCTTCTGTGTGCGTTTGAGACAACGGGTATTAGGACGCATTGGTTTATAG